CTGTCCGTTTCTGTTTCGTTTTGTAACATCTGAATCATAGTAGAGTTTTTTAAATTCGTTACCACCTTTGTCTAAAGCATTACTGGTTGAACCCATCATGCATTTACCGATAACTCTACTACCTAACCTAAGACAAGTCTTTGTAACTCGCCAGTTATTAAGTATGTTATTTGGTTTGTCCCATTTACCGCTCTCATCGTGCACTAGTAGTCTTAATTTTTCACCATCATAACTGTTGTCACCAGTGTTCTTCCAGTCTATGGTTGTATCCAGTCCATCGAGTTCCTCAGGTTTGTCGGTGCTAGTAATGTTCCGTCTTGTAAGTTTAGAAGCGGGGACTCTGTACGCAAGCTCGGTCTTTGGTCTGTCCATTCCGTCCTGTATTGGTTTAAAAAAGAATGGATAATTAACTGATATTGGTACAACTTTATCTGTGAACATTTTCTTGGCGTCTGGTCCAGATTTGGACAATATTCCGAATCGTGCATCTGAACTAATAGTTGCTTGATTAACAGTTTCTCCTGACGCCATAAATGAGAATCCTGATCTACGATTTTTAAGATAGCACATTCCATAAGACCTTTTGTCTGCTTTGCATGCTTCCCAGAATATGTAGAACAACCTATTGGCTTCCCTAAAGTCTGGGTTACCAACATCAATTTTTGACCACTGAAGGTACATATAATGAGTACCAGTAATATAAGTAGGTTTACCGTTATTGTAAAACCAAAAACCTTCTTCTCTTTTCTTAAATTCGCTTTCAATATAATCTATGTATTCGTTTTTAAATTCATTTGGAAGTCCTTTCCAGTCGAATATTGTTTTAACTCTATTAAGTTCCTTAGGATAAAGAGTCACCTCCCATTTATCGCTTTTAAACTTATGAGCATTATTTATTGGTGGTAAAGCTATTTTTAAGTTCTGTATTTCGTATATATCACCTATCTTACCAGTCTTACTTATTACAACAATATCATGTTCTTTGTTGTAGCCATATTCCCAGCGTTTAGCTTTATTTAATCTTTTTATTGAATTAATAGGTACGTGATCGTCAACTATTTTATATAAACTCTGCTGGTACATCACTTGCTCCTCCTTTCAGCAAAGCCTTTAAATGCAGCTTCTTTTTCTTTAACAGGTTTATTTTCTAGTACAGCTTTTTCATTTTCGATACGTGTAAGTATTTCAAAGGCATCGAATATAGCTAGCTTTTTTGTAGCAGCAGCGTTCTTAAGTCTGTCAGCAGAAACATCATCTTCAGTATTTGTAATGATCTTTTCTTGTGCTACTTTAATTAGCTCTTCGACTGCTTTATACCCAGCTTGGATTATACTCTCTTTCTTCTCCTTCGTATTCATATTTAATTGTAATTACTTTTGTTCTTACTCTATAAACACGCTCGCCATCTATAATAAACTCAAACTCGCTATTAGGTATAAACCCTATTTTATCTCCTACCTCTATCCCTCTACTTCTTAAAATATCATTAGAGTATTTAACTATACCAACTAATGGTTTTTCTTTTTCTAAAGAAAACATATCATCGTTAGCTATAGGTTTTACAAAGCAATAGTCATCTAGTGATTTCCATTCTTCGTTGTGTTTATATATGTATAACTGATCGTCGCTAACAAAGTATTTGTCTTCAGTAAAAAAGCTTCTACTGTTCTGTTCTTTGCCCCTGACGTCATGCCATCTTCTAAATACATTATGGTGTATGATAACCTCATCACCAACTTGTATATCAGTTTTTTTATTCTTTGGCAAACCAACAACTATAGCGTTATTGCTTACGTTCTTATGAGTAAATATCTCAGTGTTTAATATAAGATCTACGTCACCAACCTTTTTAGTGTTGTCGTATCTTGATCTAATAGGTGACACTATAAAACTATCCCAACCGTGCATTAATATTCTAAATTATATTCAACTGCAATGGCCATGTTCTTGTTAAAGTCTTTCCATGGCAAAACCTCATTATTTTTAGTAATGTAAATCCTATACTTTTCATCTTCTTCAAGTATCGAATCTATTATATGTCCTCCGTAAACCTCTTGGCCTACGGAGTAATGCATTGCTTCGTTTTTATAATCTTTACCTATACTAATCTTTCTTATCAGCTCCATCTTCTTCTTGCTTGATTGTTCCGTCATGTACGTTAATAGTAACCTTGCCGTATTCTTCTTCAAGCTCTTTTTGAAAAACTTCTAAGTCTTTTCTAAAAGCAGGGATAGCTGCTATTAAGTCAAATTTTCTAGATTCAACTTGGCCAAGCTCCATTTGCGTTTGGCTAATTTGATTTACTAAAGCTTGTAGCTTTGTTAATTGTTCGTCTTTAATTTTTAAGTCCATAATAAAATTTAATTTGTTTACTTCTGTATTATTACGCTATTTTCACGTTTTTTACTAATATTAGTCTTCTATTGTCATAGTTACAGACGTAGGGTTTTCTTTTTCTGCGATATTTGCAGCTAAACCAGCTTCTATAGCATCTACTTCATCTTCACCCATAGCTTCTTTAACCCATCCAACTACTGTTGCGTTTGTTAAATTGTCAAAGTCTACAAAGTCTACATCTTCGTCTACTTCTACTTGCTTAGTACCTATAGATGTTGTACTAATGTCACCTTTTGAAGCCTCAACTATCCAATGCACATTGTACACTACGTTGCTTAAGTCTCCTTCTGTAGGTTTTACGTCTACTGTTTTACAGTTCCAATTGTAATTAATCATTTTTTTTGTTTTTATTTGTTAATTTTTTAGCTTTGCTAAGTTGTTCTAAAGTTATAGGTATTAGTTTTTTACCTTGATCTTCTATTTTTTTCTTTAATTCAGATGTTAGCTTTATCATGCCTCGTATGCTGGTATCACGTAGTCTGTTCCACTTATATTAACTACTAACCACTCATCAGGTTCTGATAAATATATACTTGTATTTCCACCTGACATGGATATAGCTTCAGAAGGACTTTGAAAAGGCTGAGGTCCAGGTGAATTACCTCCACCTGAATCTATTCTAGGGGCTGCTGTAACGTGAAGTCCTGATGATTTAACTGTTCCGTTAACTTCAAGCTTTTGACCTGGACTAGTAGTTCCTATACCAATGTTACCCGAGGAGTTTGCGCGTAAAGCTTCTGATCCATTTCCAGACTGCAAAACTAGTTGACCTGAACCAGTAGTAGTACCTATCTTCATTAAAGCGCCAGAGGCGTTAAACGATATTTCACTACCTGTTGCGTCATCCGGTGAAGCAAATATAACTCTACCAGTATTAGCCGCCGCGGTTGCAATAGTTATTCCACCGTTAGCGTTAGATTCTACAATTAGATCGTCAGCAGTTGTTTCGTATGTAAAACTACCTGCAAAAGCAGACCTAACGTGCAGCTTAGCTGAAGGACTAGTAGTCCCAATACCAACGTTGCCGGAGAAGCTTGAGGTTCCGCCACCTGACTGGGTTAACGTATCATCTATTGTAACAGCTCCGTTAAAATAAGCTGTTAGCTGATTGTAAAACGCAAATGATGGGTGAGCCGCAGAAGACCCTACCGCTAGCTTACCTGTAATATTAGAGTCACCTGAAACTGTTAACTTCTCTGCGGGACTAGTCGTACCAATCCCTACGTTGCCAGAAGTGTCTACTAATAATCTTGTACTAGAGCCGCTGAATGATGTTCCATAACCTAGCGACCAGTTCGCGGATTGGTTTAAGCCTTCCCACCAATAATTAGAACCTGTTGAAAAGTTGTTATATTTAACAGCAACTTCTTCTGGGGTGTCTGTACTGGTTGACTCTAAAGTAAGGTAAATATCTGAAGCATCAGCTAAGTGCAGTTTTGTAGCCGGTGAAGGTGTTCCAATACCTACTTTACCTGAACTATCTATTGTCATTGCAACAACTCCTGTCGTACCGTCGCCTCCTGCTTCAAAAGTCATTGCTCTACCTTCTGTTCCGTAAATAGCACCTAATAAGCTTTGATTTACATTTTTAAATGTAAGTGCAGGTCTTGAAGCACCAGCACCTTTTAATGTCAACCCTGTGTAGTTAGTAAGCCCTGCAACTTCTAATTTATCACCTGGACTAGTTGTTCCGATCCCGACGTTGCCTGCAAAAGTTGCTCCGCCTGTAACACTGACTCCTGTGCTTGTAGTTTCAAGTTTTTTAGCGTTGTTGTGGTATAACTCAACCCCTCCATCTCCTCTTGCTATAATAGCGTCTTCACCACCTTGTGTATATATAAACACGTCATCAGCAGCTTGTAAAACTAAATCATCTACAGGCGCTACAACATAACCATCTGTTCCGTTTGAATATAATTTTAAATCAGTTCCTGCTCCTAATCTTATTTCTTTACCATCTGCTAAAGCTACATTACCTGCAAAAGTTGCATTACCATTACCTGAAAAAGTTGTAGAAGACCCACCTGCGCTTAGTGTTATAGTATCATCTGAAAAATTCAAAAAAGTATCACTATCTCCAGTATGCTCTAACTTTGAAGGTATATAAACATCCCCTGCAAAAGTTGCGTTTCCAGCAGTATTTATATTTAATACTTCTGTTCCTGTAATTGAATCATTTAATATTCTTACAGAAAATTCAGGATTATTGTTGGAACTTGTATCGCCAGTTCCTGCTC